TCTCAAAATAACGATTAGTGTTGAGGCGAGCTTCAAGAGGACCCACGCGCCCTGAGCTGTTGATTGATACAAAGCCGTGATGGGTGTCAGTCTTTGGGGTGGTCGCTTCTATCTGTGTCTCAAGATAGTCGAGCGCTGAATAGATACCCTGACTCATGAGCGCCTCCCTGTGATCTTTCGAGCTAGGTTAATTTGAACCGCCTTCACCAAAATCTCAACGTCTTTTGGTGATAGCCCTAAATACTCGCGATCATTGTTCACATCATAGCCATAATATCTGACGTGTTGAGTGAGCCCAATTACAAAGCGTTGAGCGTCAGCTCTTAACAAGACTAGGTTATTCATGAGCGTCCCACTGAGGACAAGATCAACAAGGGCGCTTGAGTCTTCATCATGCTGTCTACTCTCTCGCTTATACTGATCATAGCCGCCCTTGTAGTAGACGCTTTGACCCGTTCGAGACACGCGCCCGCCTTTGGGCTTCAATCTCGCTCCTCTATAGCTCACATATAGAGGGCGCTTTGAGTATCCATTAAAGGGTTTACCGTTGGCGTCAATCCCCTTAGACGTCCTCAGCTTGATGGCTGCCAAGGTATCAGCGCCTAGGCGTGCTGAGTCCTTAGCTGTCCAAAGAGAGGAGGGGAGATTGAGCTTGACTTTGGCGCCCATGATTAGTGCCTCATAGCTCGATTGGGCGTAAAGCTCTGATCATACTCAGTCTTGTTGTATGATCTCCAAGACGCCCGCAAGTCACGCGAGGAGCCGCCCTGTTTAGCTATGTCAAGCTCTCCCTCATCAACAACATTATCCCCATCACGGTCAAGGGCGAGCGAGCGCAAGGAGATATCCATGAGCTCATGACATCGCTCTCTCATAATGTTGGCTGTGTCTAGTTGGTTTATCAGCTCATACACTCGCGCCGCTGTACAATAAGCGTGAGCATTGAGGAAGCTTTGAGCGTTAAAGACCTCATCCTCTGTGACATCAATCTCATCCTTCAGGTGGTCACGAATGATTAGGATGATCTCTTGGAGCGCCGCCTCTATCTGTGTATCAAAAGAGCTTTGGCGCCGTGGTATCATGTCAGCTAGTTGAGGGAATTGACCCACAAGCTCATCATGGCTCAAGCCTGTATCAAATGGGCGAGGAGTGACCTTGATGAGCCCCTTCTCAATCTTTGGCGTGACTTGTTGCCCTTGGTCGAGGTCATAGCTCACCACCCAAGGATAATATCCCGTGGTGTTGGTGATGGCGCTGGGTACCGTTCCATAATACATCCCAAACACCAAGAGGGCGCTCACGCTCAAGTCAATCTCCCTTGGGAGTGGCTCGGCAAGTATTGCGGTTGTGCCAACCATCCTCACCACGGTCACTGAGTAAATAGAATCACCATCAGTCACGAGGAAGGCTTTGACCTGATCAGCTTGGAGGGCGCTCGCTTGTGAATTAACCGTTAAGGTTCGGCGGTCATTGGCAATAGCTGAAACAGTGGCGTCTACTCTTGTCTGTGTAAGAGTTACAGGCGAGGAGCTCCCCACCTTCAAAGAGGGAGAGCCGCTCAAGGGTCCCGGCGCCACCCACTCAAACACCTTGGTTTCTCCTGTCACAATCTTAATCATCACGCCCCTCCTGTGTTTGCATTGGTGATATCTTTATTTGTCGCATAAGGTAGCCCCGCCGCCTCCACAAAGCCCTCAGTCACTGGGCTCCAACTATGCCGACAATTATAACCGCCGCCGCTTGTAAGTACAGGCAAGCCTTGACCGTTGTTAAGGCGGTTGATTTGCTGTTTGTGAGCTACCTTACCGATAAGGGGCTTGCAAAAGTCACGTGTGATTCCATCCCTTGGTCCTGTATATAGATATAGGTCAAGGTCATACTCTTCCGCTACCTTAGCGGTGATAGAGCGCCCATACTTGGCAAGCTCTGTCCTCACCACTGTAATCTCACGCCCCTCAGCTTGCTCAAGCCGTTGGCTCAAGGCGGTCATGGCTCGATTAACAGGAACTCCAACGCTAATCCCCTGAAGGGCTGTTCTGACACCTGCTAGCGCGTTGGGGAGTATTGTATCTTGGAAGACACTATCAGCCGCCGCCAACCCTAACGACTCAAGGTCTGGCACGTCTGCAATTGAGGCACCTGAGATGATCACCTGTAAAGTGTCAAGGGCGCTCTTAGTTATGGCTTCTTGAGCGTCTATAAAGTCCTCAATAGCCAAGCCCAGCCCACCCCTCAAGATAAACTCAGCGAGCTCATCACGACTGAGGAGAAGGAGCTGGTCAGATGAAGTGAGGTCAAGCGCCGCCTTCAAGCTAGAGATCATCTCACGTCTTGAGCGGGCGAGCGCTCGCCTCATCTGTGTCTCAGCGCTGACTTCAGCGGTCAGCTCTGAGATTTTAGCTTTTGTCAGCTCATAAAGTGGACCGCTTTGACTCGCCAATTGTTTGGTGAGGTCATCGATAGCCTTCTTGTCGGCATCGACTCTCTCAGCAAACAAAGTGGGGTGAGGGCGTCCACATGAGCAAAGCATAAGACCCTAGAGACAGTCAGTCAGGACAAAGCCAAGGTTCCCGTCAATGACTTGGAACTTGTGAGACTCATCAGCCCAAACGTTACGGCGGGTGAGGTCAAGCGCGTCATATTGACCCGCTCTAACGTCCTCAAAGACCATGTTAGCCGCCGCGATTGGCATCATGCGAACACCTGAGCGGCTTTGGATGGCGTCAGCGCCGTGGAGGATACCCATGAAGATACTGTCACCTGTCCAAATGTAGCTCTCTGAGCTCGCGAGCCCCGGCGCCGCTGTATCCTGACGAGCTGCACCAACCAAGATGTTAGGGATGCCAAGGATGTCACGGAGCACATTGATGATAGCCTCATCATTGAGGACAAGACGACCGCCACCCGCTACACCTTGGGAGCTATCCCCAAAGTATCCACGGAGCTCACCTGAGCGACCAAGAGCGCGGAAGACCTGACGACCCAAGATAAGGGTGTCAGCGTTGAGCCCGTGAGCGTTCTCAAAGATTACGTCTTTGAGCTGGTCAAGGTAGCTGAGAGGCTCAGCGCCCGCTACGTCAAACTTACCACCAAACTGAGCGGTTGAGGTTGCTGTGTTAAAGTTGGCGCCATCAAATAGAACGTCAGCGGCTCGCTTCTCTTTAGCAAGCTTCATGACGCGAGCGACCTTCTTCACAATCCGCGCTTCCTCAGAACCGGGATACTGTGAATCAACAATATCCTCCATGGCGATACCGTCCTCAGCAGAGTAGATATCACACTTATATGTGAGGCTTGAGCGGTCAAAGCCACCAATACGAGCGCGTGAAGCGCCGGGAGCTCGCTCAAGGTCAAGCCCTGCACCCGCGCCCATGAAGTTGCGTGAAGTCTCAAGAAGGAGGGTGCCTGAGCGCTGAGGAACGCGAACGTTCTCACAGACCTTATCGGCAATGAGTTGGTTATCACTAGGGACCGCTTCAGCAACTAAGCCACTGAGGATCTCATCAACTGGGTGTATATTACGGTATGAACTAGCCATTTAGATCACCTCCTATTAAGCGAGTGGAGCAAGACCACGGCTGAAGCAGATCAAGATCTGCTCATTAGCTGAGGCGGTCAGTTGGTTAATGTTTGGAACAGTGAAGCCCACTGGGTAGTGAGTTGACGCCGCCGCCTGAACCTCTCCACCTGTTGTCACACTGAGGACGGTATCAGAGGTGAGGGTCAGGGAACCTGAAGCGATGACGCGAGTGAGCCCATTGATAACAACGTCAACAGGGTCACCCGCCTCAGCGGCGCGTTGAGCTACACCAATGATGGTGTTGGCTGTTGGTGTGGAAGCAACTGCAACCTTGCCCGCGCTGTCGATAGCGACTAACGCGAACTCAGTGACCGCAGAAGCACAAATGAACGATTGAACGATCTGATTCATGTCAGTCTCCTAGTTAAATACACTGTTGTATTGGTCTGGGTTTTGCTCTCGATAGAGGTTGAGAGCCTCAGAGAAGGTGAGGCTTTTCTCTGTCGCGAGCGCCTTGACCTTCTCAGCTAGTGTGGCTTTGTTGAGCTCCTCACCACTTGCACCGTGCCCGACCTCATTGAGAGGGACGGCGCTAGACGCTGGGCGCTCGCTGAACATCCTCCAAAACTCAGGCAGGTTCTCGCGAACGTCCCAAGCTTTAGCCGCCGCGCTCTCCTCAGCGGGTGACACCTTACCCTCACGGAGGAGGGCGCTGACCGCCTCACGGCGCTCGACTTCACGCTTCTCAGTCTCGATGACCTCAAGGCGCTCATTGAGCTTTTGATTTTGGGCGCGTAACTGCATGACCTCACTCAAGAGGTTAGCGTCAGTAACCTTCTCACTCAGTTGAGCGGGCTCGCTCATCTTGCGCTCCTTGTCATAGCCTGAGCCCATAGCCTCAGCCTTGGTCTCCTCTTCCTCCTCAAGCTTTGACTCTTCAGCCATCTCCTCAGCCTCAAGCTCACCTGATAGGCTCGCCTCGGCTTCTGACTTCATATCTTTAATCTTTTGCTCAAGCTCTTTAACCATCGCGTCCTTAGCGGCGAGCGCGGCTTTGAGCTCATCAGCGGACATATTCTCAAAGTCCATGAGTTTCTCTCTTTCCGATAAAGTGACCCGATCAATCTTGGAGTGTGATTGAGCTGGGCGTGGAGTAAGTGTGATAGCGAGGAGCTGGGCGTTGCCCACCTTGTCACCACCATCACGGGTGAAGGTTTCGCCGTGTAGATACTCAGGGGAGCTCCACAGGACGCCACCCGCCTCTTGAACGACCTTAAGACCTCGCTCATTATATGCGGGTATTGCGTAAAGCCCATCATCTCTGAGCTCTAAGTCTACGATCATTCCCAAGGCGTTCCCGCTCTCAGGTGGTGCAGGTGTTCCGCTTTGATAGGGTGAGGTCGCGTGTTGCCAATCAATGATAACCGGGTCATCTTCACGGCGCTCTCTATAGACTCTCACCATCTCCTCAAGTAGCTCTTGAGATACAGGAGCGCCTATGGCTTCCCCACTCATGCGTGAGCTCACCTGACCAAGCGCTAGGGTTTTGAAGGCTTTCCCAATGGTCAGCCCTTCAGGTACATCATAGGACGCCTCAAAGCTTAACTGCACCGCCTCACCATAAGCCCTGAGCGCCGTCTTCTTATCAGCCGCGTTCATTTGGTTCACCACCTTCTTTGCCCATGTGTAGCCAGCATCACCGCCCCAGCCGTCCCAAGCTTGGCGCCCCTTACCGTATTCGTCCCAAGTCGAGCCCTGCTTATCCACTTCATGGCGCGTGAAGTAGGCGAGCATACGCCTGACAGTTTGAGGGGATAGAGTCACGCCGTTGATGAGGTCACGCGCCCGCGCTATTCCTACCGGCGTCATTCCTCGCTGACTCTGAGGCTTTTGGGCTCGCCTCCTGAGCGCCCGCTCGGCTGCCTTCTGAGCGCCTTGAGGGGGCTTAAAGTCTATATGATCATACTTTTTAGGAGTAAGTAGAGCCGCCTCGCCTTTGGCTTCTGTCTTCTGAGGGTGACCGCTAGGGAGCAGGTCAAGGTCACCTGTGTAAGCTTTCTTGCGCTCGCCTGTACCCACAAGCTTGAGGAAGGCTTTGACGCGACCGTAAGCCCATTGATTCCTAGTCATACCGGGGCGGTGGCTCACAGAGAACGCACCCGCCCCACGTCTGAAGACCGCCTTGAGTGACCCTAGGTCAACCTTCTTAGACTTGGCTTTATATCGGTCATTGTGCTTATCAACCATCCCCTGGAGACCGCGCTCAACCGCCTCAGTGATTTCAATCCCCCCGCGCTTGCCTGAAGCTGAGCCCTTGGGGTTGGTCTTACTGCCTTTGATTTGGTCACGCTTTGGGGCGGGCGTTTGGGCTTTAGTCCTTGCCATTCTCACGCCTCCTCCTGATAGCCGCTTCAGCGAGCGCCGCTACACCTCCACC